AAAAATATATCACATGATGGATCTACATAACTTTTTCCTTCTGTCGCTTTAATTATTACAAAATCACAATTAATTTTACTTAAATCTATTCCTGCTTGCCACTTTGAAATGTCAATTCCTTTTAACATATACTATTCCTCCTTTTTTATTTTTAATATTTCCCCTAATTTTCCTAAGTCTAATCCTGACTTCTTCAAATTTTCTAATATCGACATTACTTCCATAATACAAATATATATTGTTATTACTTGTGCTACTGCACTTAAATTAAATGCATATTCTACTACATAGCCAATAATAATTGCTACTATTAACAAACACTTATGTAACAACCCTTCTCTCATAACTTTTGAATCCACATTTTTATTTATTACTGCTTGTATATATCCTGTTAATATATCTAATCCACTAAAAATTAGCGGTGTTATTACTTGCCAAGCTATACTACTAAAACTTAATGTTTTTATTATTTCTTCCATAGTTTTCTTCCTTTCATGTTTATTTTTATTTTCAATAATTCTTTGGTTGGTCTTAATCTACAACTTCTACTGTTAATTGATTATCTGTACTTCCAGATGTTTTAAAGTTCGCATTATCCATAGCTACATATAATTGTATTAAATCTCCTTCTTTCACATCTATATAATCTTTATATATAGAGACAGAATATGGTTGAGTTGTTTGCATGTACATGATTTGTGTTGAAGATATATTACCATTTTTCCTTATATATAAATAAACTGGTCTTCCATCAGATTCCGAATGCATAAATGTAACAAGTCCTTTTACATTTATATGATTTATTCCTGCTCCTATTTTAATACCATTTTGTTCAAAGGTTAATTTATTATTAGGATTTCCTCTGCTAGCTTGAAACCTTAATGATTCTTGTAGATATATATCTCCTGCTGTATGACTATAACTTTGTTCACTAGTTGTATAAATTGTCATATTTGTTTTTATTTTTTCTAACTCTTCAATTTTTTTCTTTAAGGTTAAAATTAGAGGTTCGCTCATTAGAACTCACCTCCTATTTTCTTGTTATTTAAAACTACTTGTGTGTGTGTGTGTGTGTGTGTGTGTGTGTACAGCACCAAGCGTTACAGCTTTTTCCATATCACATCTTCCTTTCTTAGTCTGTTATTTTTGTATATTCTAAAATTAACATTGCTGGTTTATTTTGTAATTCCTGACTTACTATGCCATGTATTTTCTTTTCACCAGCATTTAAGTAAAAGCAATTATACCAACTACCAGAATGATATGCATTAATTGGAAATGTAACTGTATTTTGCTTAATAAAACCACTAACAGATATCATATTATCAACAAAAGACATATCTATGTTGTCATACCAACCATCATTTAGATTATTGAAAGTAGTTATATTTAAAACTTTTCTATAAATAGTTTTTCCATCTACCCAAACCTTATTGGTTTTTATTTCGTCTGTAGAATAAATTTGTTTTTGTAAATTAAATATTTCTGGTGCTCCCATCATATCCTCCTATGCTTTTTTTGATATTATTATTTCTAAATTACTTTCAACAGGTACATTCCAATCTTTAAATTGAATATGTGTTGTATCTGCTTCTATATAATTTATATCTTTAATAAGCTTACACCCTTCAAAATAGATTTCTATAGAATTATTGCCTAACACATATTCTGGAACTTCATAGTTTGTATTTTGTGGTATTTCTGCTTCTGTTACAATACTAATTATTTTTATATTTTGTTTATTACTCGGAATCATCGTATTCCCCCCTAACAGACAAATCAAGTAAATCTTCATCTTCAAGCTTCCAATCAGCAGTTATTTTTATTTTATTAGATATAGAATCTTTTTCTCCAACTTCATAATAATGACCTTCTGTATCTGCAGAATCTGCTTTCACAAGTCTTTCACCATTTAAATAAACATCCAGGACTTCTGCTCCAACTTTATAATTGCATGGCAATATTACTTCTGCTCCATTTTCAGTAGTTTCATCAATTATTAATTTATAACGATGAAAAGCTTGCGTACTACTTATACTATCTGCTAAATTTTGTACTGTTTGATTTATAGAAGTTTCAAAATTTTCAATTTGCTGTGTTATTGATGTTTGAAAATCACCAATTGTTTTATCCATATTTGTAATATAATCTTTTAACTTTTTATCAATTTTGTCCCAATTTTCATTTAAAGCCTTTTCTATATCAAATTCTTCGTCAGCATCAGTTTGAGGATCCCATTTAAATAGATTTAAATAATCTGTATAACTACTCATATTTTTTCTCCTTTATTGTAAATATCCATATACATTAAGTTGTGCACTTATATATCCTGTATTTAATTCTGCATCTTGTGCAGAATTTGGCTCATTATTAGCACTTGTAAGTTTAATCCTACATTTACTAGATAATAATGAACCTATATCATTTGATACTACTGTATCTAATTTCATATTGTTTTGACTTGGAACCGATGGTGTATATGTATTATCGGATGTATTAAAAACATTTTGCATATCAGTATAATTTATTCCGTTTAGAGTTGGATAAAAATCTGAATCAATAAACGTTTGTAAGAAAGCTTGTCCTTCCATATCACTTATAGATGCTTTTATTCTTCTTGCATATCCACAACCGATAAAAGATCCTTCTCCGGTTGAAACAGATTGACTAATATGTTTTATTGTTAAATAAGCACTAGAAACAATAAAATTATTTGGCAAACTGCAATCTATATAAACACTATATCTATCTTTTTCTACAAATCCAGTTATATCTGAATAATAAAAACCTAAAGCATCATATTCACCTGCACGTCGTGTATATCCATTTATTTCACTATAACCAATACTTCCAAATTGTAGATTTGATAGCACTCCACCATTGCCAATAAGTTTCGTGCCATTGTTTAAAATCAATCCATCCTTACTAATTGTGACCAATTCTTTACCACTTGCATCTAATACTTGAATTGAACCATTAGTATTATTATTACCACCAAGTTTTAGCGTTCCACCATTAATTCGTTCAGCAGACATTGTCCCTGTTGCAATAAAATCAGCAACTATTTGTCCATTCATAGTTATTGCTAATCCATATGGTCCATCTATACCAGTACTAGAATAACCTAGACCATTTATATTCCATCTCCAGATATGTTGAGCTTTATCTAAATCTTCGTTATCTGATATAAATAATTCTCCATCTTTTTTTATTACATAACCACCATTAAAATCTGTTAATAACTTTGTTGCCTCTTCTATTGCTTCTTCTTTTATTCCAGGAATCTGCTCTTTTATAATATTATCTAATTGTTGGCTTATTGGACCTTTGCTACTACTATATGTATTACTTAATTCATTTTCTCCTTTAGCTTCCCAATTTTGTGTTATTGCTCCACTAAACTCCCATGAATTATTCATAATATATGTTAAATACTTTACTGAATTTGTATTCGTAATATCAAATTTATCTCCTACATCCATAGCAATATCTGCTACGGTTGACTCATATGTGTATGCTATATATGTAAATCCTTGCATCTTGACTAGTATATTCTGTGCTATTTCATCATTTATCAAAGGATTCTTTTCATCTAATTCTAAAATATATCCTTTATTTGCTCCTATAGTTTGTCCGTTATATTTAATTTTTTGAATTGTTATATATGTTTCTTGTGGTAAGAATTTTTTATATTTACCTTTAGAAAAACTTTTTACGCTATCTGTTCCATAATTTCTTAATTCTCCGTTTCCTAAACGATTTATTATATAAAAACCACACGCACATTCTGCAATATAACCAAGTATTTGCTTATACGTATATCCTTCTGGAACTTTTTCAATTATCTTGTCCTGATTGTAAAAAGTTGCTGTATCAGATATAATTTGTGCTTTGCTATGCACATCATCATATAATTGTTTTAAAGTAAAAGGTGCTTGTAAATCACATATATACTCATCATCCAAATATTTTGTTTTATCAATTAATTCTATTGTAATTGTTCTATCTTCATTTTTGGTTACTTTTGTTGGATAAAACTTACCTTGAGGGATCCAAAGAGACGTCATATATTTAATTTTTAAAGCATTTATATTTTTTACTAATTCTGCATGAAATTTTTCAACAGTATATATCTCATCAATATCCAATCTCAAACTTAAATAAAATTCTTTATTATCAAATTTATAATTATCAAATTTGCCTTCATAATTTAATAAATTGAGTGTTACTGTAGCTCCATAAACACCACCAATGCTAAACTTTTCATTATCATTTATACTTAGATTATATTTAATAGAACTTATATCATCATTATTAATTGTAGTATCACTATCATTAGTTTCTATTCTTGCTTTTACTCTTATATCATCTTTTTTTAAAGCTTCTAAATAAAAGTTATTAACTAAATACATTTAATCACCTACTGTTCTACAAAATCTGCAGATAAGTTTCCCCATTCGATACTACCATCATCATTTAATATTAATACTGGTACAGTTCTATCACCTACATACATTCGTTTTGTTTCAAATTTTCCTGTTTGTGGATCTGGATAAGTTACATCAAAAAATACATCTTTTATAGCTGTTAATAATTTACTTGTATCTGCCCAACTCAAAGGTCCCCATTCACAACTCACTTTTCTTTTTATGGTTATTCTATTTCTATGTAAATTTCCATTTGCATCTGTATCAGAATTTAAATCTTGATCTGATACTGTTACTTGCAAAGTTTGAGGAGCAGGTATATCTGCTCCATTAACTTGTAATATTGACATATATATTCTGCTCCTTTCTAAATAAAATCAAAAATTGGCTTATCTGTTTTAGATTGTAATTTTCTTAATCCTCTTAAAACAGCTTTAGCCAATTGAATATCATCTACATTAAGCGTTAAATTACTTTCAGATGTTCTTAAATATTTTAATATTTCTTTTAATAATGATACTATTTCACTATTATTTCCTGTACCTTTGTTAAATTTTTCTAATTCGTCTGCTACAATAGAAGATATTTTACCTTCTGGTGCAACAATTTCACCTTGATGCCTATTATCACCAATCATTGCAAGTTGAGGTGTATTTGCTTTTACATAACCACCTTCAGCAAGTCGTGGTAATGATACTCTATTTAATTGAGGAATATTAAATCCAAATCTTTTTCCACCAAAAATTGGAACCCAATCAGGAATATCAAAATGCAAATTATTTAGTGCTCTTATAATTGTATTAACACCATTAATAACACCATTTGCCATTCCTTCTATTCCGCCAAGAATTGAATTTATAACACCTTTTATACTATTCCATATTCCATTGAAAATATTTGTTACAGTATTTTTCATTCCGTTCCAAATATTACTCCAAATAGAACTTAGTGTATTTAAAACATTTGATATAGTATTTTTTATGCCATTTATTACATTGCTAATTGTACTTGTAATACCATTCCATATATTTGAAGCTGTATTTTTTATTCCATTCCAAATATTAGACCATAGACTAGAAATAGCATTCATTACACTACTAATCAAATTCTTTATTGTGTTTATAGCTCCGCTTACAACATCTTTAATTGCATTCCAAATTCCTTCAAAAACACCTTTAATTGCATCCCATATCCCAGAAAATATTTCTTTAATTCCATTCCAAGCTTTTTCCCAATCACCTGTGAATACTCCAACAATGAAATCAATTAATCCTCCTAAAGCATCCCATATTCCACCTAAAACATCAGATATAATACCGAATGCTGTCATAAATAAATTTCCTATTGTTTCAAAAATAGGTGATAAAACTGGAACTACATTTTCTACAATCCAATTAATAAGTGGAACAAGCCATGTATTCCATATTTCACTTATTCCACTTATTAATTTACCTATAAACTCTAAAAATTTATCAACCATTGGTTGAATATGTTCGGTCCATAATGTGTCAAATTTTTCAGCCCATTCATCTAATATAGGCTTAATATTTTCATTCCAAACAGTTAATACCGTCTTTAAAATATCAGAAAATCCATTTTTTATATTCTCAACTGCAGGAGCTATATATGTATCATATACTTCCCAAAATTTTGAAAAAGTATCTTGAATACCTTGTTTTATAGTTCCTAAAATACTACTTAATGGTTCAAATATTCCTAATAACGTTTGACTTATTAAATCTTTATTTTCATTGATTGGTTCAGTAATTATGTATATTAAATCATTACCAAATTGCATTCCAACTTCTTGTATTCCAAGAAAGCTATCTGTAAATATAGCTAATAAATTTCCCGTTATTTGTTTAGCTACATCACTGCTAAAAACTGTATGAAATATATCGGCAAATGTTGTTGCAAAATTTCCAGTTATTTCAGCGGTTCTTGATGAAATATCAAATAATCTTACTATATGTTCTTGAATATCTTGTTGATTTTGATTTAAAAATACATTTATTCCACCAATTAAGTTATCAGCAATTGTTAATCCAACATTAGCTACACTTCCGGTGATTCTTCCGAAATTATATAATATTGTACTAGCCCAATTAGAAGCAGCATTTACAACTTCTGGAGCAGTAAATATATTAATTAAACTATTTTTTATACCATCAATTTCATTTAATAAATTGCTAAAATCAAAATCTCCAAATCCTTCTCTAAATCCATCTGTAAATGTTGAAAAGAACTCATTGGCCTTATTTAGCAATCCATCCATCTCTTTATTGGCATCGCTTAATGAATTACCAAAATCAATTGTATTGTTTCCTATATTAGTGCCGCTACCACCACTATCAGAATTTGAAGTTGATAAGTTATTTATTTCATCTATTCCTCTTAATCCTAATAAATCTTTTTGTGTTTTTTGTGCACTTGTTCCAATATCGGCTACGGCATCAGAAGCGTTACTAGCAGAATCTGTTATTTCTGCTATATCACCTGCTGTACTACCTAGACCTCCACTATCGACTTTATTTCCTGTAATTGATTCTGTAAATGATTTAAAAGCATCTGCTAAAACTTGTAATTTAGATAATACCCAGTTTATTCCTTTTACAATTGGAGTAAACAAGTTTATAAAACCTTGTCCTAAAGTTCCCTTTAATTCATCAAATCTTAAACTCAATACTCTCGTTTGGTTAGCCCAACTATCAGAAGTTCTCGCAAAATCTCCTTGTGCCAAACTTAGTTTATCTAAAACAAATTGATATCTTAATGCTGTTTTTTCTTGTTCTGTCATCTTTGATGTGGTTTTTCCAAAACCATTTTGAAGTGCATATTGATCTAACGCTGTTTGCGTCATTACAATACCTAAATCTTTAAGTGTTTCTGTTTCACCTGTAAATACTGATTTTAATTTTGTAAATGCTTCATCACTACTTAAATTATAGAAAGATGCTACATCTCCAACTAATCCAGTTAATGTTTCAGACATTTCTAAAGCTGCTTGATTATTAAAATCAAAGGCTTTAGCCATAGCTCCGAATGTACCTACGTATTTCTTTGTAACTGTCTGGCCTAATCCAAATTGATCTATTGCATTTTTAGCAAATTCATCTACTTGTGTATTTAAATTTCCAAACGTAACATCTACAACATTTTGTACTTCTGTTAAATTAGATCCTAACTCCAAACACTCTTTTGTAAAATTTACTACTGCTCCGACTGAAAAAGCAGCTACTACAGTTTTACCTATGTTTTTTATAGAATTTTCTATTCCAGAACTTTTTATATTATTTCCTGCTTGTTTTAATCCTTTATTAAAAGGATTTGCGTTTAGCATCATATCAAATGATACTGCACCAACACTTGTACTCATACCTGCTTTTCCCTCCCTTTACTTTTTTATAAATTTTAGGTTTTCGCAGGTATTGGCTAACTACTTACTATCTTTTTTAGTTGTGTTGCTCACTCTGTCATTTTTAATATTTATTTTTACTATTTCTTTACATCTTAAACATTTTATTTCTCCTATACATAAATCAGCTTTTAATAAAAGTTGATTACATTTAGGGCATCTTATTTCTTTCATTTTTTCTTATCACCAGCCATTCCTTTAAATAGCTGTTGAAATTCAGCAATAACCTTTTTATATTCTTCTTTATCAACATTTTGGGCTATTTTCATTCTATATTTCCATCTAATGTTCTTTTGTTCTTGCGTAAAATATTTTAACTTTTCTTTATCATCTTCACTTCTAATTTGTACTATATTTCCTAAAGGAGTATCTGCCATAAGTCCAGAAATATCGCTACTTAATTCAGCCCAATTCATATCATTAATTTCTTTTCTGATACTGTATCCATATTGAGTTTTTAAACTAGATGCAATTAACTCCCAGTCGTCCTCCATGTCATACCAATTCTCTCTATTTTGACTTGTTTTGAAATCGTTCTTCCATTTCCTCATAAGGCACTTCATTTACTTGTGCCATTATTGCTGTTATTAATACTTGTATTTGTTTTATTGTAAAATTCATTTCTTCTATTTCTTTTTTCGCTTTTTTTCCTAATAATAATTCTATAACTTGAAACATTGCTTCAAATGAATTGTCCTTTTTAAATATTTCTTGAGCTTTTATCATTGTTTTTGCTCCACATTCTACTGTATATGTTTTACCTTCAGCTATTGTAATTGTTTTTTCTTCAACATTTAATTTATCTATAATATTTAAATCCATGATTTACCTCCTAAAATTTATAAAAAAATAAAGGGACTAGTGTCCCCCTATATTAACCTGCACTTGCTTCAGTATAAGTTGGTTTTCCATTTGACATAACATCAAATTCTAGTGGAATTACTGTTGTAGAATCTCCACCACCCCAATTTGTTACATTAAATACAGCTCCTTCAAATAATAGTGTAGCTCCATCTGGGAATGTCCATTGTAAACAACCTTCTGCATCTCTACCATTTTTTAGAGCCATTCCTGCTACATAATCATTTCCTGCATCTCCATAATTTCTTTTTCCAGATACAGAAATTGTGATTGATTTTGCAGTCATCAATCTTCTAATCCAGCCTTTTTGATCAAATGGATTCCACTCTTCAACTGTATTATCTAATGCAACTGAAAAGCTTACCATATCAGCTATATCATGCAATTCCTCTTTAGTTGCTCCTACTTGGAATTGGTTTTCATAAACTGGATATACACCTGTCTTTGTTCCTGGCATTATTTTTCACCCTTTCTATATAATAAATTTAATTCAATACTGAACTTATAAACTCCATTTTCGTCTGAACCTAAATCTATAGGTCCACCATATAAACAATTAATGTTACATCTGTAATCATCAATAAAAAAAGAGCTACAATCTAGTAACTCATAAATATTGTTGGCTTTTGCTTCTGCTGTATTGTAATTTTTTGTCCATCTTAATAGCAATGTAATTGGTAATATTCCATAACTTTGTAAATTCTTAAAATTTGAAATCTTATCTAGTTTTCTTCTATTAGAATATATTGCAATAGCTTTTTCCTGATTTTGATCCATAGTTCCTATGTACCATTTTTCACAGTCTTTAATTACATTTTTTAGATAATCTTTTACTTTAACAGTTTGTAATATTGATATCATTTCATTCTCCTTTTTACCATTTGTTGAAAATACTTTATAGGTATATTCTTTTTACCTCCAGAAATATAATCCTCATACCAGTATTGTTTAGCATTAGGATTTTTACTTGTTTTATATTTATTTCTGGATCAAAATAAACTTTTCTTGCATATAGAGTGTCAGTTACTAAACTAACTATCCCTTTTATTATTCTTTTATCATCAACAAACGTACTATCATTTTGCATCACACCTGAATCAAATGGCATTGTTTGACTTTGAATCAAATCTGTTTTTACTGCTTCTGCAGTATCTAATAAAATATCTTGCATTGTTTGATTTATTTTTTTCAAATTTGTTTTATTAAATGTTATTTTCATATCACATCAACTCCAAAGTAGTATGATGAACACTGCCATCCGGATTTCTAGGCCTACTTGCTTGGTATATTTCATATTTGCTATCATTAAATATTACTTCCCCACCACTTATTTTTTTAATGTTTGGTGCTATATCTCCTAGCAATATTACTTTCCCTACAAGTTCAACTTTTTTTCCATCTGCAGTTATTATAATTTTTGTTTTTTCTATAAATCTACATTTTTGATTTTTTAAATCTAAAGAAGTTAAAGGCTCGCCTTCTTCTGACAAGCCTTCTTGATATAATTTAATATCACATTCATTATTTAATAATCTTTCTAAATGCTTTGGATTTAACCTTTTTATCATAGTATTCTATTTGTTAATCCTGTTCTTCTTAAATAAAAAAAGGCTAATTTAGATATGTTTAGTTTATCAGCTATATCGATAGATTCTTTTTCATTTACTGTTAAATCTCCACCAATACTATAGCTTTCTATACTATCATCATCATAAATGCCTTCATCTTTTATATAATCAGCTTGTAAGCAAGTAGCTTTAATTATTAAATCTTTCTGTTGTTCTGTTAAATTATCAAAACCTCTTTTTTCAATTCTTGTTAATGTAGCTTTGTTAATGTCTATTGAAGATAATTCTAAATATTTTTCTATCTCATTTTCCTCTAATGATCCAGAACCATATTTTTTATAATTATCCTCTGTTGCATATTTTTTTATCATCTGCAACACCTCTTATTTTGCTTTCTTTTCTAATTCAGTAACTTTCTTAGTTAGTTCTTCATTAGCTTTCGCTAATTCTTCATTTTGTTTTTCTGTTTCTGCTACTTTTTTCTTTAGTTCTTCATTAGCTTTCGCTAATTTATCAATTTCTTTTTGTAAATTTTTAGAGTCTATTTTTTTGCTAGCTCCTACTTTATTGTATCCTCTAGCTTCATATTGAGCTAATTCTTCTTCTTCGATAGATAATATAACATTATCTTTTTCTATTTTTATTTTATTAGCCATTTTTTTACCTCCTATTAAGTTGATTCTTTCTAATCTTCTAATGGCGCTGTGTATGTTGCAGTATCAACATCAACATATATACTATCAATCTTGTTGTTCTTACCATTTGGAAATACAAATGTATCTGATAAAGAACGATCTTGATATAAATATCCATCACCTTCTGTGTGTGCACCTGGTGCAAAGTAATAAATACTTGAAATTTTAGGAACACATTTTACAGTTAAAGGAGATGCTATTAATACATTGATTTTATGAGATGTACTTGCAACTGGATCGAATCCATCTGTAAAATCAAATTTATCATAGAATCTTTCATCATCAATAACTTCTATTAATGTTACTCCATCAATATCTGTTATTCTTGTTTCTAGTCCTATTCCACCTTCTGCAATTTGTGTCATTTCAATTTTTCTTGTAAAATCTGTAGATTGCTCTAATAAATCCATAATTGTAGAATTTACATAAGCTATTAATGCACCCATTCCTACATATCTTCTTAATTTTCCTGCACTAAGCATTGCTTTTAATTTAGAATAAACATTTTCTTTTGTATATGTAGATATATCTGTAGAACTATGATATCCTTCTAATTTTTGTGCTTCTGCAGCAACTTTTGAGAAGAAATAAGCATCCATCTCTGGAACTTGTTGTGTTTTATGGAAAGTTTCAGAAATATTTTTTATAGATGCTGTTTGATTTGTTTCATCGACATCTGCTTTATCTACTAAAAATGATATATCTCTGTCATGTGATAAAGTAAATGGAACATCATTTTGTATAAAAGTTCCTTTGTTCCATCCACCATTTCTATTGTGTGATTTATATCCACTTGTACTCATTTGTGTAAAATGAAATGTTTTAGCATTTAGCCATTTAACAGCTGTTGTGATAAATGGACTAATTAATGATTCTTGCTCCATAATTTCTAATAGGTCTGGTGACCATACCTCTGCATAATTTAATGCCATAATTTATCAATCCTTTCTAAAATGAATTAAATCTATTCCATCTTTTAGTAGGAATAGATTTTTTTGTTTTTTGATTTGTATCAGAGCTTTGTGTTGCTCCAAATTTGAAACCTTTTTCTTCTTTTTGTTCTTCTTTTGTAGTTTTTAATTCTGGAAATTCTGAAACTACAGAATCGATTTCATCTTTCAATTTTTTTTCATCAATTTGTCCGTTTTCTAAAACTTTATTGATATCTACTAATCTTGCAGCTCTTTCAACTTTTTCTGCATTTATTCCTGCTTTGGCCATAGCTAATGCAATTTTTGTTGATAAATAATCTGACGGTACTGTACCTTCTGCAGAGTTAGTTACAGTATCTTTATTAGTTTCGTTTTCTGCAGTTTGATTTCCATTGTTTTGAACTTGATCTTGATTTTGTGTATTACCATTTCCAGCCTCTTTGGCCCCTTTGGCATACATTCTTGCTATGAATCCATCTAATTCATCTTGATTTTTGAAAACTATAGAACCATCTGCTCCTTTTTGAGCTACTGATTTTTTAGTTTTCTCCCCCTCACTTTTGTTTTCGGTTTTTTTAGTATCATCTTGAGTTTGAATACTATTAACTGCAGTAGTTTGAGTATCTACATTTTGATTTTTGTTTTCATCTTCCATTTTTTTATACCTCCTATTTGGAAAATTCACCCGCTTTAAGTCCGTCGACTATTTTGCACAAAAAAAGAGCCTTCGTGAATGTACTTTATTTGTACAATTCATTCAGACTCTTAATATGTGATGGCACAAGTTAATGGATTCGAACCACTACCTAACAGTTTTGGAGACTGCTGTTCTTCCGTTAAACTAAACTTGCATAAAAATAGCATTTACTATAAAAGTAAATACTATTGTCAATCTTATTTATTAATCCCATATTTCTTCATTATTTTTTGGATATAATTCTAGTATTTTATAATAATTAGGTATATTAGCTGGAGGAATACCTTCTTTCAATTTCTCTAATACTTCTATCTTTTCATCTAGCATTTCGTCACTATCAGAATCAAAAAACTTATTAACTAATAAATCTGATACTTCTATTAATAAATTATTGATTTCTAAATGTTTTTCTAGAATTTCCTTTTCCATCGTTAAATCACTCCCTTAACATTTCATCAATCAAATTATTAAGTTCTTCAACTAATTTAGGTTTATCTTTTTTTAGCATTTCTATGAGATCTGGTCTAGATATTGATAAAGAACTAAAATTAGCTACAATTTCTTTTACCTTAGTATTAATATTATTATAATATTTTGAACCATGACCATATTTTACAATTCCCATATCTCTGTAGTTTCCACTAGATAAAGCATCATATATATCTTGTAATTGATTGACTCCTCCTCCCATTATGTCTCTACCAATTATATCTATATCTATTTTATATTGATTTGAAATTTGATTATATTTCTTTTTATATTCTTTATAAATTTTAGCATATTCATTTGCTGTTTTCCCTTTAATGTTTTTTACATAATCATCGTCTAATTTTTTTATTAATTTATTTGTTTTGTCTAAAATAACATTTTTTTCTTTTTCATATTGACTATTAAATTTATTAAATAAATCTTTTATTTCTTTTCCCATTGAACTGCCACTATTTCTTATAGCTGTTTGTAATGATATTTTTTTCGTACTAAAAAATCCTTGATAATCATACATACTTTTATTACTTTTAATAAAATCTATAAAATGCATATTTTCATGTAACCATGTTTGTATATTACCTATATTTCTATTTGTTAGATTAGGTATAACTAATTTTACTGAATCAATATAGATCGGAAGTCTTTTTATTTCTAACATATAATTTTTTGTATGAGAAATTTTAAAAGGTATTTTAGTATTATTATTTATATTTTTAAACAACTGTACAACTTTTGGATTAGCATTTTTTTGATTATTAATAAATTCTAATGCAATATTTGTATTATCTATTTCATTTTTGGTAGTAAATTGAGATGGTAGATTATTAACCTCTATTGTACTACCTTCTATTTGATTTTGCAATTCTAAGGCTTTACTTTGATAATTTGTTATATTCTCTGGTAATAAACTTCCTAATGCTAATCTTTCATACTGTCTTTTTTGTCTTTGTAGAGCCTGTGTATATTCATCTTCATGTTCTGTATTAAATGCCTTTGTTACCTCTTCTGGTTCATCATTTATGTCTGGATAATATGTACTTGAACCATGTTGACATCTTGGATGAAACAATCCTCCTTCTATAGCTGTGCTTAACAAAGGATATTGTCCAGCTTCTTTTGTTCCTCCAGAATATACATCATCAATATAAACTCTTCCTTGCCAAGGAGAACATTTATCACAAGCTCCATTATGTCTTGATATATAGACTAATGGATTACCTAATTTTTTTCGCATTTCTCCTTCGCCCATTAGGTTGGCCCTTTTATTTGCTGTTCTAATGGCCATATCACAATAATCCGCTATATTATGTCTTGAACCATTTGAATACTCAATGCAATTAAAACCTCTTGCTAAAAAATCATGTGTTGCCATATCAATAGCTTGCTTTACTGTTTTAGCTCCTGTATTAGCAAATACTTCTGCCTTATAAATAATTTGTCTATACTGATCATCTGCCATCCTTAAGGCAGCATATTTTACATCATTTATATCATTTGTTATACTTTTCATTAAGGCCTTTATTTTTCTATCATTTAATCCAAAAAAAGATCCACTTAATTGTGAATCTTCTTTTTTTATTATTCCTGCTTTTAGGGCTCCTTTATTAGTTCTACTTGCCCCTTCTCTAAATTGCTTTTTCATTTCTTTTTTGGTCGCATAATCAATATCTTTATTGTATTTTTTAAATATGTCTTTGTTATTCTTTCTGAAATCTTCTAAGTGTTTAAGCTTTAATGCTTGCCATTGTGGCCAATCAAAACCTTTTGTTTCTTCATCTTTTTTATGGCTCCATAAAGTCCTTTTCATAGATGATATTAATTCATTTTCTATTTCTTCAAATATTTTTTCTATATCATAATTATTCTGCTGCATTTATTCACCTACTCTACAATAGGGCTCATAATGTTCGGTTCTTCTTTTTCTATTATTCCTTTTTCATTTTTTAATCTTTTTACTTCTTCTTGTTTTTCCTCTTCTGTCATACTATCGCCATACATTGTATCAACTGATTTTTCTATGCTCATTATTGTTTCACCAGGTCTAGCTTTTGAAACTGTTTCAACTATTGCTTCAAAACTTGGGTTTGCATATTCTTTGAAATCTACAGTTACTACATAATCTCCTGATGTTTTTTCTCGTGCTAAATCATAACATTTCAAGCAAATTACTACTAATTTAGGTATAACTTTTTCTAATACATCAATTACTTTGCCTCTAGTGTATTGAGTTGCTTTTTCTTTTTCCCTTTGAGCATCTGCATTATCTAGTTTCTTTACATCAATTCCTAATGTACTAGGACTTATTAATCCTTGTAAACATAAATCTAATGCTGTAATATAAGATTGTAACATACCTTCATAATCAAATTCGCTATTTTCTCTTGTAATTTTGTCGCTTTGTGTTTCACTTGAAGAACTGCCTATTTTTGCATATCTTCTATCAAATGTGTTTGGCTCTAAATAATTTCCATTTTTATCAGTAGGAATTAGATCTTCTGGAATATATGTTATTGTTCTATTATCTCTAATAGCATCTACCCATTGTGACCACACTTCATCAAAACTATCAAAAGCATCTAATTTCTTTTCTAGTATAGATTGTCCTCTGCCTTTATATTTTTTAGATTTATTAAACATCATAGGTATGGCCATCATAAAATTAACATTTGGCTCTTTTAAATCTGCTGTTTCTGGTATTGCTCTATAATCATCCATTAAATGTTCATTTTTATATAATTCATATCTTATGCCATGTTTAGAATATCTTTCTTTAAGTGTATATGTAGCATCAGATTTATGATATACATTAATGAATATAACTGTTGTTATTTTACCTCTTGTTCTTTCATATTCTACATTTCTTCCTGAATAAAACTCTATTAATGGATATTTACTTATTTCTGTATCATAACTAATCTTAAATGCTCCATCACATTCAACAAATACATCTATTATAGATTGTTTTAAAATATCTTTAAATTCATTTTCCTTTGCTATTTCTTCCCAATCCTTTTGAGCAATATTGTTATTTTCAATAGTTATTTTATTAAAACTATCTATAATAATATCTGCTAACATATCTACTATCATTGCAGGTAACCCTGTATGTATTTTCCTCATTTTTAAGTCGTTTGTTGTATCTGATGCCCAGAACTTAGCATTTCCCATCATATCATCTGTTTGTGTATAATATTGATGCAGTTCTGATGGATCCCCTCTATACCATAATAAGTTTCTAAAACAATTTCCTTCAAATGTATTTACTTCTTGTATTGTAACGCTATCTTCTGGAGCTGGTATTATATTTAACCAATTTCTAACTACATCTTTTAGTTTATCATTTAACTTGCCCATGTATTAATCCTCCTCAATTTTAATACATATATTCTCCCATTTCTTATAAACATCTAGATATAATTCTTTCTTATCTCCATTATATGTAAGTTCATAATACATACCATCTGGCATTGTTGTACTTACTAAAGCTTTATTGTTTTGCAATACTTTTACTGACCATACAATGAAAGTATTATCAACTGATATTTTTGTATTATTTGTTGTATCTACATGTTCATTAAAATAATCTACTATTGTTTTTTTACATAATTCTAAAAACTTATCATTTCCCATTATTCTACAATCCTCCAATCTTCTGCTAACATATCCGCTTGACTTGCAAGCCATCCCATTTGTACTCCAGATGTTCCTACAAATGCTATTGCTTTATTTCCTATTGCATCATGCTCTGCATTTATTATTTTACCTTCTGCATTCTTATAACTAATATTGGCTGCTAATTCGATATATTGATTTTTTCCATTCCAACCTTGTCTTGCAACTTTTTTGCCATCTTTTAATAATCTTATTGCTTGTCCAAAATCCATAGTTTCATTTTCTCTATTATTTTCTTTTTTTGTTTCTTCATATAATGTTTTAATTTTTATTAATTCATCATATTTGTCTTGATCTACCTCTATTGTTGGTGTACTAAATACTCTATCTAATCCCATTTTTCATTCCTCCACATCATCTTTAATTAATTTCTTTATTGCTTCCCAATTACCAATTTTCTTTTTATATGGTAGCCATGCATATTGGCAACCATTTATACTATGGTCATTTCCATCTTCTGGTTGATTATTCTCATCAAAAGAATATCTATTGCATTCATCTATGTAATCTTTACAAGTATCTACAATTAAAAAATCACCAGTATGCAACCAACTTTCTTCTAGTTGCACTCTAGTGATTATCTTTGTTTTTTTCCACGCATTTTCAAAATTATATATTAATCTGTTTTGTCTTTTTGCTTTTTGTGCTTCCATTATTGTTCCTTGATCGGCACTATCAATAAAACATTTTCTCGCAAATCCCCATTCATTTTTGAACTCCTCCATAAATTCTACAATCCATTGAACTACATCACTTGGAGCAAAAGGAATATTTCTATCTTTGTTATTAAAAGTTTTTTCTTTTAATAATACACATTTATTATCAATAGTTATTCCTATTCCTTCTAATGTAACTTTATCATGTGTTTCTTTTGAATAAGATGTATCACAGCCAACAGAAAATACTTTGAAATTCATTTTCTTTGCCTGTTCTACTGTAATTATATTTTCTGGTTTTACATCAAAGCATAATCCTGTTGCTTTTCCTCTTAAACCTTGAATTTTATTTTTATATAATTTAGTTCCTACTGGGGCCATATTAATTTTCTTTTGAATATCCTCTTCTGTTAAGCTTGCATTATCTCTAAAAGTAAAAAACCAGTATCTCCAATTTTTTGTAGGAGTTACTTTATTTAAATATTTCATTATTTCTGCAGGTACATCATTAGCATATTTTTTATATGGTCTGGCTCTATTTATGACTTCATTATATATCTCTAAATTAGGATCATCTGGATTCAATGTCATACATAAATAATCATTTCTTGTAAGTATCTCTCTTATAAAATCCATATCTGCCGTATTTGCTTCATCTACATATATACATCCATATTGTCCACCTAAAGCATTTTCCCATTTATCTTTACTTGCATAACCTAATATATATATAATTTTATTTTCGAATTTAATATGTGGAAATTTGTTATCTTTATCTCCATTTCCAAAATATTGAGCATTATGATGTATATCTAATATTCCATTATCCTGTGTTATAATGTTTTTTTCGGCAGTTCCTATAGATCTACTAGCAATTATATGTTGTTTTTTATTAGAAGCAGAAACCATCCTCATAAATTTTACGCCTGCAGCAACAGTTGTTTTTCCACTTGCTGTAGTTCCTTCTAATATATCAACATCTACATTTTCTATAGTATTGCAAAAGTCGATATATTTATGTGATAAAACAAATTGATTACTCACTTAATCCTTTACCACCTAACTGCTTACAAATATCTGCAAACTTTTCAGATGGATCTAATTCATTCTTAATTCTTTCTGCAGGTTTATATCCTGCTCTATCTAACACATCTTTGACTGCCTGGATTCTTATATATTCATTTTTTGATTTTAATAATTTCTTAAGTTCTTTTTGTGCATCTATAGCAAGTAAGCTAAAATTATTTTGAATCTGTTTTTGTAGTTCGTCTTTAAATTCTTTTTTCTTTTTCCATTCACAAATTGTTTTTTGTGATACTTCAATTTCTTTTGCTATTGTTTTTTGTGTTTTATTTGATGTAATCATTAAATTTATACACTTTAATTGTTTTTCGTTCAATTCATCCAAATTTAGCTCACCTCCCTATTAATTTACCTTTATTTACTTATTTTTTATATTTCTTTACCTGTAAAATTATTTATTAGTTTTACTTCTAAATAAGCATCCCAAACAAAATAACTACCAATTCTTAATAACTTTTCGTTTTTAGTATTTACTATTACTTTTTTACCCTCTTGTGTTATTTTTCTATGTATTCTTCGTAAACCTATTTTTGTATTATCAATTTGATATCCTTTACTTCTTAAAAATTTTATAACCATGTTATTTTGAAATTTTTTTACTTTTTGTTGTAATAAATCAATTCTTTTCGCTTTTATTTGCATATTTTTCTCCTTTTTAAAACATTTTGTTTCATTTCTACAATTTTTACATTGATTTCTCATGCATAAATTAAAATTAATTTTGTCCATAAGTATCACCAAAAAAAGGATGAGTATTAAAAACGCCCATCCTTAATTATTTATTTTTTTGTCATTATATATATATAATTTTTTTATGGTGCTAAAAAAGACCAAAAAGGTGCTTTTTTTATATTTCTGCATATTTTTTTATAGCTTTTTTAATTAAAGTCTTTGTATACCTATAGCTCCTATCAATTGCTACTGATACTTCATATACTTTTTTACCTTCTATAAATCTTAATTCTAATATATTTTTATATGGTTGATCTACCATATTAATTTTATTTGTTATTTTTATTAAATTCTTTTCTTCATCTTCCATTATTTTGATATGTTCAGATATTAGTTCCATTAATTGCACAATATTTGTATCTAATTTATGATTATCTGGAGTACCTTTTGGCATATCTGATAAGACAGATGTAACTTTAGTCAGTTTTATTTTCTGCTCTTCAATTTGTTCTAATTTTCTTTCTTCTAATTTTTTACTATTCATATATGACCATAATTCTTTTTTAGCAGCATTTTCTGTCATTTGTAATCCCTCCAATTAATAGAACTTTTTTTATATCTTTTTAGATAAATCCATTAGAAATTCTTTAACTGTTTGATTTTCATACTTTTCTTTGCTTATATTTATTGACTTTACTCCCATTGCTATAAGCT